ACAGCTCGAGACCACATTACGCCAGATGGTCGGGACCTTGAGCCCCGTGGTGCGACCGTTAACCACCTGGAAATCGTAACCGGTGAACGTGGCCGGCTCATTCTCCCTGAAGAAAAGTTTCATATTGAAGCCAAGCTCCTTCCACGCTTCCTCTATCGATGCAGAGTGTTCCTTCAACGCCAATGGCAAACGGAGGATCGAGTCGTCCCCCTCATAATATGCCACTTCCTTGATGTGGATCTTCTGCCCGAAATGGGCACAGACCCTGTGCCCCTGCAGGAACCGAAATGGCTCCGGCGTAAGGACAAAGGCCCACAACATGGCGTTGACTGCGCCGTTGAGGTCCGACGTGCCTGCGTCGCCCGAGCGACGGATGTTGTCAATCACCCACCTCGTGCCCGTCTTGCTCGTGAGGGTGATCGTTTTCTCCTTGTCGATCGTCTCCCTCGCGTTCCGCAAGTGGTCCACGTACAGCGCGTGGCCGTAAAGGGTTTCCCAGATGTGCCACAGCAAAGCATTTTCCGTCAAGTTTTTCAACTTGAGACTGATGCTGCTGTCCCAGGCAGATCCGTCACCCTCCACGATGACAAAATCCTTGCCGATGGCGGCGTCTCCGGAGTTCTGGTCAAACTCCTGCCTCAATGCGTACGCGACCTTCATCATCGCTGTCGGTTTGTCCATGTACTTGATGTGGTGCCCCGTGCGCCACTTGTACCACAACGAACCGAAGCATTTGATCACGAACTTGGAGGCAATTTGACCCTGGTCCCCGTCTGCGATCAAGAATCGCGGTTTGTTCTTCCCCACGTCCTCAAGGACTTCGTCCTTGATCGCGAAACTGGGTCGAAACCGGAAATCCGTGTCGCAGCACGCCTGGTCCACCGCGCGTTCGAACCTCGTCCCGTCCCAAGACCCTGGCTGCAGGTCTGCATGTTCGCAGACCTTGCTCGCCCAATCCAGAATCTTCTGCTTGGCAAACGGGCCCTCGGCGCCGCAAAGTTGGTCCATGCACTTGCGCAACTTCTTCTGTTTCTGCTCATCGACGGAGCAAGGACGCACTGCGTCCTTGTACCTCTTCTTGTGCGCAAGGGCGAGGTTCGAATCCGAGTCGGCCCAATGCTCGGCTCGGATTCCGGCGGGAGGAGTGCAGAGCTGCGGGGCAGGTCGGTCAACACCGTCCCCTGCCGCCGACTTCATGCTCAATGCAGGCATCATCCCCTTCTTGTGGATGATGCCGTCCTCATCCGCCTCCTGACTGAGAACGGTCGGCACGGACGCTTCCGGCTTTGACTCACACTCGGTGGAGGTGGACGCCTTGCTCCTCCTCATCACGCGTCCAACGTGCACCCACGGCTCCCAAAGACACACGAACACAGCGCTCAAACAACCATAGTCAAGCGTGGTCCGTGTGTGCGTCATCGCCATCGACAACGTCTGACCGTAGATCTCCCGCTGGTACACCTGCGTCACCGGTTCCGTGCAGACCGTTTCAATCTTCCTCGCAAGACCAATCTTCGCGTTATAGTTCTTCCCGTCGCGCGAGGCCGCGCATGCCTGTGCAGCGACCACGAGCTCCTCCGGGATGAGAACCCTCCGCTTCGTCTTGCGCGCCGTCCATGGCCATTGGTACGGCGCGCAACACGCACACATCTCGCCCACCATCACCTCTGCGACCCACTGCAACTTGGGTAGGTTACCCTCGCGGTCCGAAAGGTACCACAAGGCCTCCTCGTTACAGCTGGCACACAGTGGCGACGCTGCCACCTCACCGATCGTGTACGCCATCACGACCGATGCAGACAGTAACCACTTACCCAATCAACCCGCTGGTGGTCGCTTGAG